ACAACAGCAATACCCCCAGTGGTGATTACGGTCCCCGTTGGGGGTAATCCATTTACGGCTTGCTCAATGATAGGTACATCACGTACCTCACGAATACATTGATTGCCGACTAATTTATATCCAGTAACTTCCTTCCTACCACTGTCAAAGACGAAACCAACAGGTTCTTCAGACAATTGTTTCTGAGTGGGACATTCAATTTCTGGAATAGTATCTTTTGTATTTGGAGCTTTCGCTTCTGGTGTTTCTGTTTCCTTTCTATCTGGTGGAGGAGTAACAGGTGGTACTGGAGTCTCTCTTTGAAACTCTAGTTCATCTTTGTTGTAATCCATTGGATTAAAAGATGGTGTGCCTGCATCACAAAAAGTCTTCACACCTTTAGGGTCGTCCTCCGAAAGAACACCACTTCTTTCTCTGGTGGTGTTCTGTTCGTGAGCTTCTACGCACCCAGGCATATTGACAATAGGCACACCAACATCCACAGTTACTGGAACTGTGTTATATACTGGCGCTACTGGTGGTATGCGAACAGTGATTGGTTTCACGCCAATATCATCAACAGCGATGTTATCGACTCTGATCTGCTTGATTTCCATTTAGTCACCAAATGTATTAGGACATAACTGTTTTGCTAGTTTGTCTCGCAGTTCGTTGATACGACCTTCATCAAAGTGTGCAAAGTTAGGATACTTTTCCACCTTTTTATAGTAATGAAGTGCATTCTGTATGATGGTAAAGTCTTCCATCGTTAATTCAAAGTTCATTAGCAATCATTAAATACAGCACCAACCTGTGATCCTATAGAGGATCCAGCTTTCTGTCCTAGGAGCAATGCCCAACCGCCTGCTAACCATCCAATGTAAGGGATACTAGAGAGTGCAGGAACGGCGACACCAGCAGCTATGCTACTTCCTGCCATCGCACCTTGAGACCGTGCTCCAGCGTCCGCCGCGATACACTCGGCGCTTTGGGCATTCATCTTTCCCTCTTCACCTATTGCACCTCCCCCAATGTTGCGAGTGCCGTCCATAGTGTATTGGTCACGACGATACTCATTACGCCTTTCGGTGCCACCACCAAAGAAACCTTTCTTTTCTTGATCAAGTTCTAATGATCTTTCGGATTCAAGAATAGCAGGATCGTTTGCTTTGTATTGAATACGATAACCTCCCTTACCAGCTTCAATGGTATAGGATGAGTAGTCACCACGAGGGATGTTGATAGTTGGAACCTGAGGAACTGGTGGTTCTTCTGGTTGTCTGATTACATACCCAACCAAACCTATATGCGACACAGCAAACAATGCACCAACGGTTCCGATAAGGATCTTAAACGTTGATGGTTTCTTTGTTGGTGTCGTGGTCGGTTCTGGATAGTAATCGCCTGGTTGTTCTTTGTTGTTAAACATAATCACAACGGGAGAGCGGGACCTGTTGCCTTAGGAAGTTCTGGTACAGCACTATTAACCAAACCAGGCAAAGCATTAGTAACAGTCTGTGTGACAGCTGCTGTAATCTTTGCTTTAACATCTTCCACGATGGCATCACGTTTTAAGTAAACGTAACCGCCACCACCGATGATACTTGCAGTTCCTAAGAATGATAGAACTGCTAATACATTAATTACCTTTTGCATTTTCTTCCTCCTTTTTTCCAATAGGCGGGGCTTTCTTTGGAGCACTACCATTTTTCGCAGGACTCAATCCGAACGCAGCTAAAGAGCCAGAAAACACAGAGGCTATAAAGGTTGGATCGAAATCCAAAATTTTCTGTCCGTTAGGTAAACGAACATAACTGAATGTGAGCAGTGAAGCTGACCAAATGAGAACAACTACTTTGACAAGATTGCCAAGCACTTCGCTCTTATCATCGTCATCTTCTTTTTCGACTTCTACTTTTTTAATCTGTTCCTGAGTCATTTGTGCTGTCCTCCTCGACGCGCTTTAGCATTTTCGCAAGATCAGCAGTACTGCCGACAAACATAGTATTGTTTACCGTTGCAGGACCTTTTTGGTCCTTACCTTCTTTTACCTCTTTAGTATCCTTTTGGAGCTTCATTAACTTATCAGTTGTATCTCCAAGATTCTTAATCATCAACGCTGCCACTTCGTAAGCTCTGGGGTGATCAGATGATGCAGCAACGTCAAGAATACCATTAAGTGCTTCTTGACCTTTTTCTATTAAGTTGTATAGTTGACCACGAGTATACTCATAATCTTTGGTGACATCTTCGTCTCTAGCCTTTTTTTCTTCTGGAACAACTTCAGACTGAACCACCTCAACTTCCTCATCGGGAAGATTAAAAACGTCTTTCATATTATCGTCTAGTTTGCTCATAAGAATTCAAAACCTTCGTTGAAACCAAAGTTGTCGTCAGGTTGTACATATGCATCATCTGCAGCTGTAACCTGACCATCTCCGTCGTAGTCTTGTTTTGCTTTTGGTGTATATGTGAGACGGATATCTTTCCTTCTAGTAGTATCCTTCATATTACCAATCTCCATAATGGACTTCTTAATAACACTGATGTTAGTAAGAGGACCGTAGAGATATGTCTTAACGGTAAAGCTTAATCTGTATTCCAGATAACGACGTTGCTTGAAGTCACCATCATATTGATCAGTATAATCAACACTGTTGAGGACAACAGGAACGTCTCTAACTTCATCCATATCAGGAATCATCTTGATAGGGATATTGAAAGACGGTTGGAAATATGGGAGAATCTGTTCTAAAATACTCAGACCATCGTCTTGTGATTTTGCAAGAATGCCTAATTCAAAACCAATATTATATGGGACAGGCATATATTGCTTCCTGACACCACCAGTTGCATCATCCGTATTTCTGTACACTTGAATGGGACTAGTCTTTCTCGTACCATCGTACGAATAACTAGTCATTTCAAAATACATTCTTGGAAGAGTCATTTGAACCTGCTTATCCAGGTTCGGAAGATCTTCTAACCTAGCAAGAAACTTGTCCCTAGGACCATATGCCAAAGGAACTTTTTCTCTCACTACTTCATTTCCAGCTTCGTCTAAATCACGCAGCTCGATATTATTGAAGATAGTACCGAACGCAATGACGGTGCGACGAATAGTGCCGTTATAAAAATACTGTAACATTAGAAGCTATCCTGGCGGTTGCCGATTTCTCCAAACGGATTTCTTTCAGAGAAGTCAATGACATCATCTGCCTTGAATTCAATGATTTGATTATCGTCATACTGTACAGTTTCGATCTGAATAGTAGTGAACGATTGAATAGTACCGCTGCCGCTTGGACCTGTAATGACTTCGTTCTCTTGGAACGATCCCTTAGGATAGACAACGGTAAGTTTACCAGTGCCTGCGTCAAAGTCTACAACAGTACCAGAAGCACCACCTGCTGCTGTAAAGTCCTCACCTTCAGAGAAGGTACCAGTGACATTGGTCAGTGTGATTGGGAAAGTATAAGCTTCCCTCTCCAACTGATCAACAGCGGCATCGCCAGTATCAAAGATCGTGTTGCCACGCTCCATAATCTCAGCGGTGATGGTGTAGAAATACACTTTCCCCAACTGGAAGAAAGGCATTTCTTTTTCAACGAACTTGATTTCATAATTATCACCTGTTAAGGGATAGTGAATGATATCTCCTTCGTTAGGACGATCTGGAAGTTGCGGATTAGCCGCGTCTACTTCAGACCACCTATTGACGGAAACTATAAAAGTTGCTTCGTCTGTGATGCGGAGACCGAACTTAGAAACGAGTTCAGCACCCATTCCACCAAATCCTTCTACGTTTTGTAGAAGCATCTCCACTACATATATATCCTCAAAACGAGAAAGAACGATGTCATTTAAGACATCATCCTGAATCATCACCCTTGGAATGTACTTAACGTCACTTCCAAAAAGCTTAATCTGTTCATCTACAAGGTCTTGAACAAGACCCTGTTCTCCAGCTGTGCCACCGTGTAAGGTAGGGAAATAAGGACTAGTAGGCATTACCCGATAAGATCAAGGGGCGGAAGGGCGTAAGTAGAAAGAATCTGCGATTCGATCTTCTCTAGATCACTCATCGCCTCAGTGTAAATTTTCTCACCATTGAGAGTGATCCCACCAGGCAACTGAACATTATTGTATTTCGTCAGGTTTTGACCCCATTGCTTCTTAATCAAAGCAGTGAGGTACTTCTTCATAAATGGATCGTTGTAAATTTGAGTGTAAGTTGTAGGATCTA